CCTTTCTAGGTTATATCTGCCCTGAGTGCGGCTACTATCTTGACAAAAAGCCCCGGGGGTGTTATGATTATTATGCCAAAGACGAAACGAAGTATAAAGCGCAAGGACAAGCGAAGGAGGAAGCATAATGCCAAGAGAAGAAAGGGATGACTGCTTCGGGGACATGAGGAACCATTACTGTTATTACTGTAGTACAAGGTGCCCCTATACCAAGCCGTGCGTCAAGGAAACGCTCAAGCGAGACGAGCAGAGAGTCAAAGGAGGTTGAAATGGAGATTCCCTATAGCGAGGCTATGGCTTATGTCCCTTCCGTATGGACGATAGAGTATCCGAGACGAGTTCTCTTTACCTTAGAAGGGGAAGAGTATTACTGGGTCTACTGGGTCGAGGAACGTATAGTACAGGAGGTTTGATGTGGAGATTCCTTATGATGAAACGCTAGTTTGTGTCCCTACTATATGGTCATTAGATTTCTCGGTAGACTCCCTGGAATTCTCCTACGACCCCCCAACTTCTCCCTGTAACTGGTATTGGGTAGCCGGGACAGATAGTAGCAACACTAACGGCCATTACTATCTTGAAGGAGGTTAATATGCGCTACGTAAACACCATAATTCGATGTCTTGTAGCCCTGATCCCTGCCTTGGGGGCGATAGTAGAGAATATCCTAGGAAAGGCAAAGGCTAAGCCCATTCAAGCCGATCTGGACTATGTTGATGATATGCTTCTGGCTATCAACGATCTGATACGCCACCTTGATGAGGCATTAGCTAAAGAAGGTGCGGGTGGGAAGTCAATCACCCCAGATGAACTCGACAACATCCTTTTGGGCATTCGGGATCTGGCTCTTTTGGCACTGCCATATCAAAGAGGATAAGACTGCGAGGGGTGGCGGAATAGGTAGACGCACTGAAGACACAGGGTTTTTGCCACGTGCTCTGACTGTTATGGCGTGATGCTATAACGGGCTGAAAAGAAACTATCTAGGGTGCAAATCCCTAGCCCCTACGCAGATATTGTAAAAGATGCGACAAGTCGGGCATAGCTTCATTTGTAAAGAGTGTGGTGAACGAAGGCTTGCTATTATGTTCAAGGACGGAGTATCTATCTGTCTAAAATGCCTTTTGAAGGCTATCCTGAAGTTGAGCGAGAAAGATGGAAGAGAAAGCCCTTGGTGATCACTGGTATATTGAAGCGATTAAAACACTTCGCAATAGGTGCGATATAGCTTTGAAATGTAGTGGCGACCGAAAACTTCTAGCAACTATTACAGAGGACATCTACGATGACGCCCACCGCCTTATTGAAAGTTACTGTATCGAGTCAAAATCGAGATAAGTTGACAAAGTTATCTTAATATGTTATTATATTTACTGTACGAAGGGCGTACGATTCAAACTTCTATCAGACTGCGGGGCTGAGTGTAGGAAAAGGGTAGCCTCAAATTATGCAAGTAAGGAGATACGGCTGAACGGTGAGGACTACACCCAAGTCCGTGCCTTAGTTGCCCCGGCATAAATCCGTAATGCCCCGCAGAATAAAGGAGGTAATGAGCTGGAGTAATTCTCCGGTGGCCTCTACAAAATCCCCTGAATTCCCCGGTCTCTGCTATCGCTATGCCCAAATAAAGGAGGTAATGAATTGGAAAAGGAATTGATTTACTATGCCCACGAGCTGAATCCACGCTTTAAAGACCTTCTGCTTCTCCCTCTCAGTGATGCTCATTATGGCGACCCTCTTTTTAGCGAGCCTCATTATAACCGCACCTTGGACTTTCTCAAAAATACCCGCAATGCCTATACTATTCTGAATGGCGACCTCTGCGATTCTGCTACTCGTCTATCCGTTGGCGATGTCTATTCTCAAAAGCTAACCCCTCAGCAACAACGAGACTTCCATATCAAAAAACTAAAGCCAATCAAACACAAGATTTTGGGAGTTACTACCGGGAATCATGAGTATCGAATTTACCGAGAAAGCGGGGTAGACATTAGTCAGGATATAGCAGAAGCACTTGGTGCTCCCTATCGACCTTCTGGCATCCTGCTCAAGATTTCCTTTGGTGACAACAATAAATCAACTCCCGGGAAACCCTATACCTACTTCGTCTATGCCACTCACGGATATGGAGGAGCACGGACAAAATCCGCTAAAGCTGTTAAAGTTGAGAGGCTTGGAACCTGGCTCCATGCTGACTGCCTTCATCCTCAAACAAAAGTGTTGAATGGCAACTTGGAATGGGTTGAACTTGGGGGTGTTCGTGAGGGTGACGAGCTAATTGGAGTATCTGAATACCCCGAATTTGGATTGTGCAGAAGGTTACTGCACACCAATGTGACTTATGTTCAGCACAAACATGCTGATACTCTGAGATTAAGTCTTAATGATGGGACTCAATTCGTAACAACACCTGAACACTTATGGCTTACGAAAAGGAGGCATGATGGTTCCAAATTAGGTGGAAGGTACAATTGGTATAAAACAAAAGATATAAAGCAGGGTGATTCGCTCCTCAAGGTTTTTGATGTTTGGAAAACTCGCAACAGGTGGGAGGATGGGTATATTGCGGGGTTGCTAGATGGGGAAGGGTCAATAACTGTCACCAATCCACAACGGAACAGGCAGGTAGCGTTCTCGCAAAAAGAAGGCATAGTTCTTGAGTACGTGGAAGATTATCTCGCCGATAACCAAATATACTATCACAAATATCTAAACGATAAAGACGTAGCCAATCTAATTATGCGCAGAGATGCAGCCAAAATAATTGGTATGGTACAGCCTTTAAGATTAAGAGGGAAAGCGCGCAATTTAGTCGAAAAGGGGCTTCAGCATCCACAGACAGTGCAAGTAGTAAGTGTTGAATCGAGTGGGCAGCAGGAGGTGATACGGATAGAGACGGACGAACACACCTTTATTGCCGAAGGTATTGCAACCCATAACTGCTACATTATGAGCCACGACCATGTGGTCAACGTTGCTCCCGATGTCTATTTAATCCCCGACCCTAGAACTCACAAGGATGAGGAGAGTGGCTTTCAGGTAGGGAAAGTTGCCGCTCATAGGAAAATGTTGGTAAAAGCAAATGCCTATTTGAAATGGGGTGGGTATGCAGAGATGGGGGGGTTCCCGCCCGTAGACCTAGATATACCTGTTATCAAGTTTGCCGGAACAGGCAAGCCTAGAGTTACAGTGGAGGTCTAATGAAGGATTGGGATAAGTTTGTCAAGTGGTGCAAGTCACAGTGGCCTATGTGGACGCCGGACAAGACGTCTGTGGAGCTATGGGAGGAGTGGAAGAAAAAGGAGGGGAAATAATGGAATTCACATTTGAGGGTGCTTGTAAGGAGATAACTGAGTGCTTAGCAGAGCTAGTTATAAGCAAACAAAGGGATTATGGCAAAGCGAACATACTTGACTTCGGCGAGTTTGGAGTATTAGTGAGGCTGAACGATAAGGTAGCAAGGCTAAAGAACCTACAAGGCAAAGACCCTCATAATGAGTCGACTGAGGATACTTGGAAGGATATTGCTGGCTATGCTATTATTGCCCTTATGCTAAGAGAGGAAAGTTTTAACTTGCCATTAAAGGAGGCATAAATGATTATATTCGTAGCAGGCCCTTATGGGGACCATCTAAGTTATTGGAAGATCGAACAGAACATCATGCGAGCCGATGCAGTAGCACGAGGTTTATGCGCAATGGGACACGAGCCTGTCTGCCCCCACAACCTTACCCGCCACTGGGAGCTTGATCTACGGCTTTGCCGTGCCGATTTTATACGTCTCGATGATGCCTTGCTAGAAAAGTGTGATGCTTTGTTTTTTGTTGCCTCTAGCCCCGGCGCAGACAGAGAGCTCAAGTTGGCACAGTCTTGGGGGAAGGAGATATTCTACAATCTTGGGCAAGTGCCCGCTCGTAAATAGATACAATTTTTGCAACCCCCCAAAAATCGTCCCAAAACCCCTTGACAAACCCTGGCAAATAGTTTATTATGGTTGCAGGGGCAAGATAGGAGAGAGAACGATGGCAACAAATCGAATAGTAATATATCATTGCGAATCTTGCGGAGGCGGGTTTGAGGCAGAGCAGGGCAGCCGACAAAGGTACTGTTCCGAATGTCTCTTTCAGCAGATTAAAGCAGGCAAGCGAATAGACGGGAAAACCCACAGATATATCCCTAGACGTCGCTAGGAGGGGACACTAGCACCTTAACAACTGGATATCGGGGGAGCAAGGCGAAAGGAGACTCATGGAAAATCCTATTGACCTTCGCTCTTGGGTGAAGGAATCAAACAGGCGCAACGAGGAGATCGATGTCTATATGGTAAACGGGGGAACAAAGGAAGTCGTGAGCGTCAGTATCAATCCTCACTTTATAGCTGGGTTGATGAAATGGGGAGAGCAAGCCCCCTACAGGCTGGTAAAAGATATACTCGTAATTAAATAAGACCAACAGCCCCCCGGTGTTCAGTTGCTAGGGCGTTAGCCCAAAGGAGGAGAACGATGGAACGAAAACGAAGGGAAGCCTTAACCGCCTTGGTGGAAGGGCTTCCCGAGAGCGATAAGAACCATATCCTTATCGATGTAATTGGTGTGGGCGATATTGAGAGCAGGCTAATAGAAGCTCTTAAACTTCAAGAAGGGGGACTGGGCTGCTCCCGGTGCAAAAGTATCGCATGGGATTTGGGTATCGTGCAGTTGGATCAGGATGCCTCAGGGATGCCTGTGGTAATCATAGGCTAGGGCGTTAAGCCCAGAGGAGGAAAATGATGACCGAACAGGAATGGGACAACCTCGGCTTGCTAGAGAAATCACGGATGTGGGCTGTTCGCCTAGAGGATGTGCCAGAGACGGTGAGGGAGCAGGAACGCCAACGGGAAATAAAACGAGCAAATCGCAGTTTCTTGGAGGGACTTCGACTAGCACGACTGGCTGCTCTGCTGGGGGAGAATTAAGATGCGAGAGATAAGGTTCATGGCAAAGATTAAAGGCGACGCAGGGATCTATAAGGTTTGGGCTATCGATTGGCTTTGGGAAAAAGCATTGATTGAGCGAGCTTGTGGGGATGAGTGGGTCGCATTTAAAAAAATACAACAATTCCTAGAATATACCGGCCTCCACGACTTGAATGGTGTGGAGATATACGAGGGGGATAGGGTAAGGATGCGTGGTGCTGCCTTGTCATATATTGTTGCTTGGCAATCTGACGACGCAATAGGTTGGCGTTTATCAAGATACCGAGGGGGCACGGGAATAAAGAAAGGAGGACAGACCATGCAAATCGATAGCTGGGGGAAAGAGGATACTCTCTTGGCTCTAAGCTTATCAATTCTCAACCAGGTGAATTCTCTGCGCAGTCTATTGGGGGAATCCTTTGAAAGGACACCTAGGGCTAAAGAAGAAAAGACACAAGGCGAAGGAGTATGGAATAACGTCCTAGATGAGTCTATCGAGGCCTTAAGGAAAGCATCTCTGGGAATCATCGAGATGCGTATCGCCCTTATCAGAGACGTAATCGAGAAGATTCACTAAAGAGGTAGTTTGTTTCTCGACCCCGCCCATCAGTCATTGAGATAGCTAGTCAAGTAGATTCGACATTGAATAGGGCTGGTGGGCGGGGATGGAGAAAGGAAATAAAGAAAGGAGGCTACTATGCATATGGAGAGGTTTATCGATGCCCTAGAGGAATTGATAGAGGCAGGTGTCTCAGATATAGTAATGCAGACATTCATCCAGGAGAATACTGCAAGAGCCATGACTGCCAATCTACTCACGGCAGTAGTCCTTGGATGTCTCTTTTGTCTGCTTGCTATATGTGCTGTTTTTGGGATTTGGAGAGGCACAAGGAAATAAAACAAGTAGATAGACTAGTATGCGACAAGTGCGGGTATAAGGAGTTTTAAGAAAGCTATCTGCCAAGGTTGTGGCACAGAGTATCTATATTAGGAAATAAGCCAGCTACCTGAAAGGGCGTCTGTTGCTGACGGGAGTAGTCTAACAAGGCAGAAAGGGCGCTACCCTCCGGGGGGATGCTAGAACGATACCGTAAAGACCCTATCCTGGCTGGCTCAATAAGCCCTGGGGGTGGAAGTTGTAGCAGAAAATTGGTAGACAAGCTGGTGGGTGGGCGCCAGCCCCCAGGGCAAATGAAAGGAGGATGATAATGGAACGAATGAAGCTAACTATCACGAAGGTAAGTGAAATTACAAAGGTCGGCAACAAGCAAATACCCAAGCTGAGCTTCCAGGCAACCTGCAAGGGCGGTTCCGATCTGTCTTACTTCACCTTCCGGGGCAATCTCTTTGAAACAATTCAGAGCTCCAAGGAGATAGACGCCGAGGTTGAAACCTCCTCCCGCGAGCATGACGGGAATACTTATGTGGACCGTAAGGTAAACCAGATTTATGTAGAGGGGGCACCTGTAGCCATAAGGGGGGAAGGGAAAGGAAGCTGGGGTAAGAGCCCCGAAGAGCGGACAAGCATCGAAGGGCAGAAGGCAGCAGACATTACTGCCCAACTCTGGATAGCTGGCAAACTGGATGACACAGAAGAAATTATAGACTTGAGAGCGTGGCTTCTCGCAAAGCTAAGGGCAGGGACAAATATCACTGAATCACCAAGGCAAGCCACTCCTAGCCCCGCGCAAGTTGTTACCGAAGGCTTTGCCAACCGAGGTGCCTTTTTCCAGTACTGGCAGAAGCGTGGTCAATCCCAAGCCAACATCCTTGAATTCGCAGGGGTAAAGAAGGTAGAAGAGATAGACATTGAAGACCTGCATCCCAAGCTATTAAAGGTGTATAATAATGAAACTTGATACGGTTGTAGTAGAGGTTGGGACGGTTAAGGCTCGTTGGGGAAAGCCCTACTGGAAGGTCTACTGCACAAACCGAGAGTGTTATCTTCTAAGGGATGTATCCTTATTAAGCAAGCTTCAGGAGGGCTTTCGTGTTCAGCTAGAACTCTCGGATGACTACTCGCCTCTGTGTATTGTAGGTGTAACCCTCCTGCCATCGGTGAGGGTTAGCAAGGAAGAGCTGGATGATTTCATGAAGCTACTATCGGAGGGGAGATAAGCCAGCTACCCGAAAGGGACAAGAGCGATAGCTTGTAGCGGGCAACGAGGGAAGTCTTGTGCTACTGGCTGGCTCAATAAGCCCTGGGGGGTGAAAGCCGAGGGGCCTTGGACTCTCGTGGGGGAGATGTTCTCGGACACATAGGATGCCGACTCATAAGAGTGGATCCGACACGAATCACCGAAAGGTGTAGGCTTCCTAAGATTGGTAGGGAAATGTAGTAGGCGAGTAGCCCCGCAGAGCAAAGGGAATAAGCCCTGCGGAGCCCCGGGTTGTGAGTATACGGAGGCCACTTGTGTGTGTCTCAGAAATGCGCCGGGGCTCCGCAGGGCACAGGGGGGGGAATGAAACGTATCTTGAAAGCGATATTATTATCACCGTTGTTCCTGTCTATAATAGCCATCTGTCTTGTTGATTTCGTGAGGGTTTATATCCGAATAGGCAGGATAGACCATTCGGTCTTCCGCCAATGGTGGCCGTGAAAGGAGGTGAAGATAATGCAGTCAATTATAGACATATGCCAGAGCGTTGCGATTCTTTTCCTGTTTTGGGCTTTGATTGTTCAGTTACTTGGTAGTAGCAGGCGGCGGCCGTGAAAGGAGGTGATGCCGCAGTGAAGAGAATCATCTGCAAGGCGCTTATGTATCTGGCATGGCTTGCTGAGGACATAGCTGATTGCCTCTTTGGAATAGAAAGGTCAAGTAAGTTTTACCCCTCCAATCGGTTTGAGGTTTGGCTTGCAAGAAAAGAATGGAGAGAACGTAGGAGGTAAAAGATGAAAGAGAGACCAATAATCGTCAGCACAAAACTTATCCCAGCCATCCTTGACGGCACAAAAACACAGACGAGAAGGGTGATTAAGCCTCAGCCTCGTTACGGTCTTCGTATAGAATGCCCATATGGAATTTGGAGAGATTATAAATCGGGTAGGGTTGACGGCGTATGGGCTATCCTTAAGTGCCCCTATCAGGTTGGGGATAGGCTGTGGGTGAAGGAGGCTTGGGCTGCCGAAAGTAAATTTGATTGGACTAAGCCATCAAAGATATCGGCGGATAGTGAGATATTCTACCTAGCTGATGGGTGGGATTTTCGATATGCAGTAGGGAAAACTAGACCCCCAATCCACATGCCACGCTGGGCAAGCCGTATCCTCTTGGAGATTACAAGGGTGAGAGCGGAGAGGTTGCAGGATATAAGCGAGGAAGATGCGAAGGCTGAGGGGGTAGAGGCTATATATACAGAGATTGAAGGTATAACATGGTATCGTCCTGCTTTTACCCGCCTCTGGAACTCCCTCAACGCCAAGCGAGGTTATGGCTGGGAAGTCAATCCATTCGTCTGGGTAATCGAGTTCAGGAGAGTAGATAGTGGGTAAGAAAAGCCAATGGAACTATCTTGACACGCCGTTCTCCGAGGCTATCCGTCGCCGGGCGATGATAAGAGTCGGCGGGTGCGAGAAGTGTAAGCGAGGCAAAACAAGCTATAAAGAGCTTGATTGTGCTCACTTTTATAACCGCAACACCTTTGCGACCCGGTGGAATGACGAGAACTGCATTGGGCTATGTGGGGGTTGCCATTTCTACCTGGACACTCACAAGGACATCTTTAGGGCATGGATGCGCAAACAGTTAGGGAGGAGGCGGTTTCGGCTCTTGGAAATTCAGTCCCAACAAAGAGGTAAGACGGACAAGGCAGCGGTAGGACTCTATATCAAGGATTTACTTAAGAGGATGAAGGAGGCAAGGCTATAAACTGGTCTGAGCCTTACGTCCGACAATACTGCGGCGATGCCCGGGAGATATTAAAGGAACTGCCGGCGGAGTCGGCGGGCGAGGGCTATGCGGAATTTCTATCCGGTAAACAAATCAGGGTAGAAAATAGAGGGTGCGAGATAGACATTAAGAACATTCACTCCAAATTATTCAGGTGGCAAAAAGACATTGTCTCATGGGCGATTCACAAGGGGGTTTGTGCTGTTTTCTTGGATACCGGATTAGGCAAAACATTCATACAGCTAGAATGGGCTAGATTGTTAGGAGAAAACACTTTAATAATAGCTCCGCTTTCAGTCGCCAGGCAAACAATTAGAGAGGCCAAGAAGATAGATATCGAGATTAGATATATCCGCCATCAGTCCGAAACAAACCCTGACCATAGACTATGGATTACAAACTATGAAATGATTGACCAATTTGATTACTCTAGTTTTAATAGTGTGGTTTTGGATGAGTCGAGCATCCTAAAATCCATTGGGGGGAAAACTCGCCAGCGGCTAACTGAATTATGTGCTGATGTTCGATACAAACTCTGTTGTACGGCTACACCAGCCCCCAACGATTATATTGAGTTGGGGAATCATACCGAATTCTTAGGTATCTGCACGATGGCGGAAATGCTGGCAACCTTCTTCATTAATGCTAACAAAGAACATACTTTCGTAGTGGAGGGGCGTTCGTATAGAAAGAAGGGTAGTAATAAAAACGGAACTGAATGGAGAATTAAGCATCATGCAGAGAGCCAGTTCTTCCAGTGGCTAGCGTCATGGGCTATAACTATGACTACACCATCAGACCTTGGCTATCCTGACGATGGGTTTATCTTGCCACCCCTAAAAATTCTACCTGCTTTTATACACACCGAATATAAGCCGAACGACCAGCTCTTTTTTACTCACTTGCATGGTATAACCGACAGGGTATCCGTAAGGAAGTCTACGCTTCCCGGTAAACTCTCAAAGCTGAAGCAAATTGTAGATAGTGATAACGGCCAGTGGATTATCTGGTGCGGGTTAGACAAAGAAAGTAATCAAGCAAAGGAACTACTGCCCGGAGCTATCGAAGTCAAAGGGTCTGATAGTATCGAAATCAAGGCGAAGGCTCTAGAGGATTTCCAGGACGGTAAAATCAGAGTGCTTATCACCAAGCCCAAAATTGCTGGCTTTGGCATGAATTTTCAAAATGCCTCCAATATGGTATTCCTGGGACTCAACGACTCTTGGGAAACATATTATCAATGCATACGCCGAGAATGGAGATATGGGCAAGAAAACCCTGTTAATGTTTACCTGATTCTGCATGACGCCGAGGCTGAGATTTACCAAAATGTCATGCGGAAGGATGCTATGGCGAAACGGTTAAGAGCGAATCTAATTGAAGTAGCCAAAGACTACGAAAGGGAGGAATTAGGATTGAACGCAAACCTGACAACCGACTACAAGGAACAGACAGACCAGGGGCACAACTGGACTGCCATGTTAGGGGATTGCTGTCAAAGGTTAAAGGAGATTCCGGACAATAGTATAGACTTATCAGTTTACTCACCCCCATTTGCTGACCTGTTTACATATTCAGCGAGCGAGCGGGATTTAGGAAATAACAGAGGTTGGGCTGAATTCTTCTCGCATTACAGTTTTGTAATTCGTGACGTTTTGCGGGTCACTAAACCCGGGAGATTGACCTGCGTGCATACTAGCGACCTGCCAGCTCTAGCCCAGAAGGATGGGTATATAGGAATCAAGGATTTCCCCGGCGAAGTTATCCGAGCCTATGAAAAAGAGGGGTGGGTATTTATAGGCAGAGCATATGTCCAGAAGAACCCGCAGGCTCAAGCAATCAGAATAAAAAGCAAAGCCCTTCTGTTTGTTCAGATGCGCAAGGACTCCACTCATTCACGACCGGCGCTTGTAGACCAAGTACTCCTATTCAAAAAAGAGGGAGAGAACACCGTAGCAGTAACACCAGTAAAAAATGGCGAGATGGATAATGAGACTTGGATTGAATGGGCGCATGGAATATGGCTAGGAATTCGAGAAACGGAAACATTACAATTTACAACTGCCAGGGCAATAGATGACGAAAAACATATTTGCCCTTTACAACTAGGAACTATCGAGCGCTGCATAAAACTTTATTCCAACCCCAGCGAGACGGTTCTAACACCATTCGGGGGCATTGGGAGTGAGGCTTACGTTGCTATTAAATTAGGGCGAAAAGCTGTATTGATTGAATTGAAGCCTGAATACTACCATGTGGCAGTTAGCAATCTTAGGGAAGCAGAGGCTATAAGTCAAGATTTGTTCTCGTATAAACAGGAGGAATAGATGCTTCGGAGGATTACGGCAATCTATCGCAGCGCCGGGTGGAGCAGGTTACATTACCGCTAATCTAAGGAGGAGAAAGATGAAATACAGAGTTGGACTAACGATAGAGGGATACATTGAAGTAGATGCTAATTCAGAGGAAAAAGCACGGCTTAACGCTCTTGATAGCGTTATTGTTGTAGAAGATGAAATTACTGAGATTACTGAGGAGTAGATAGTCTATTACCCCTACCAATGGAGGCATAGGAATGGAAGACCTGAGAGAGTTATTCTTAAAGTATTTAACAGAGGACAGCGAGACACACGATGCCCGCAGAAAGGGTTTTAACCAAGCCATTTTTGACGCCAAAGAAGGGTGGGCAGTCTTTTGCGGAACTAACCTAGGCATGGTGATGGAAAAGTTTGACAGAGCTGTTAAGGAATATGCCCCAAACCTACCAATGGAGGTATAGGAAGGAGGAGAAAAATGGATAGCGAGCAAAAGGATAAACTAGTCAAGGCTTGGGAAATGTCTCATAATATACTCAAGGAGATCGATGCCCTATCAGATATCAATGAGATGATGGCCTATGGAGCGATACGCACAGCCGAAGCCATAGTTGATCTAAAGGTGGTAAACCAAACAACAAGACTGCAAAGAGAGAAGTAACCCTACCAATGGAGGTATAGGAATGAAGCCCTGCGGGGTGAGGGTCAGGGAACAGCTAAGGCTGAGTCCTTGGATGGAGAGGAGCGCACTATATGCTCCTAGGGTTCTATAATAAAGGGTTCCGAAAGGGTGTAGCCCCGCAGGGCACAGGAAAGGAGAAGTTATGATAGAAGACTACCCTACCTCAGAAGACCCGGCAAGGTATCTAAGCCTTACCGAACTCCACGAGCGGTTGCTGGTAGTTGAGGAGAAGCTGAAGAACATGGAACCGATTGAGGTATGGCTTAACTCAACGGTCTATGACATGCTCCAACAGCTAAGGGGAGGCTTGGTACATCACGAAAACAGGCTCAACACACATCTTGATAGACCCCAAAAGAAGACGAAAGGTGGACTTGATTTATGATTGACCCCCCTAAAATCGAAAGTGTGGGCGATGTATATGTCCTAACCTATTCTAATTCCGTAAAAATAAAGGTAGATCATATATATGAGGACAAGGCAAGCGTATCAGCCGAGGTGGTTATATCCGTAGACAACAAGCACCTTTCTCACTCACGCCTTAATCTCCTATACCCGCCCTCCAAGAGAAGCCTGGCGAAGGAACTGAGCGAGCGTGTGGAGCTTGATTGGCAAGCAATCATCGAATATGCTACCGTTCTTACCCTACGGGAATATCGGAAGGGCGACCCAGTTGTAAGAGTAGGTAACTTACCTGAACGCACCAAGCCTAAATACCGCCTCTACCCATACATCCTGGACGGGGAGATGTCCTCGCTTTATGGATATGGGGGGTCGGCAAAATCGTACATGGCTCTCCTTTGGGCTGTACTTATCCTAACTGGCGAATCCGCACTTAGCTTCCAGCCGCTCCAATGCCAGGTCCTCTACCTTGACTGGGAGACAACTAAATATACCGTTGACGAGCGGGTAAAGGCTATCAAAAGAGGCATGAATATAGCATCGTCTGAATTGCCTCTTTACAGGCGTTGCTCTCGGCAGCTAACCTATGATATAGCAGAGATACAGAGGATAGTCATGGACAATAAAATAGGGTTAGCCATTATTGACTCGGTAGGTATGGCTTCTGGACTGGACGGTGAGTGGCACTCGGCAGCTATCAATATGCTTCGGGCAGTAAGAAGCCTTGGTATCTCGGCGCTACTTATCGACCACAAACCTAAGAAGGAAAACTCTATGTTCGGCTCAATCTACAAGACCAACGAAGTGCGGAGTGCATTTGAAATTAAGGCGAAACAAAACCCAGGTGAATTATTTTTGGATACAGCTATATTTCATACAAAGGTCAATGACGGGGCTCTTACCAAGCCCCAGGGGTTCCATCTGGACTTCTATGGCAACGAGGAGCGCACAGAGCGAGCCGTATTTCAACGCCAGGAGGTAAGGGACATGCCAGACTTTGCGGAAAACCTGAGCCTAAGGGATCAAGTTCAAGGAATCCTTAGAGATGGCAAACTGAGCGTTAAGGACATTACTGAAGAACTGGATGCCACGGAAGGCACAGTTCGGTCAACGCTAAATCGTTACAAGGATGTCTTTGTAAGGATAGGGGAGGAATGGGGATTACTCTCAAAGGATATAGCGTAACACCGTAACACTCCCCCTATAGGGGGGGAGTTGTTACGTAGCAGTTGCGTAACAGGTGTTACGCTGTTACGGTCATTATAAAGGAGGGGGTAATTATGCAAGATGCAGTTGATAATATAGAGCTCCGTCGGCGGCTGAAATGGAGCTTAGGGAGCACCTCAGGGCAAATCGATGAGAATGGTGGTCTAAAGGAGTGGTTTGTGCGCAAACTGGAAGGGTCAGGGGGTTGGGCACTGATGGACAAGGGAAGGCTATCTCAGCGCGCTCTAGAGGCCACCAGGAGGCATTATATAGATGGGTGGCCGGTGGAAACCATTGCTAGCCGCTTATTCGTTTCAGAAAAGACGATAATAAGAGATTGGGGCATAGTGATTGATGCCTTAATAGACGCAATGACTCCGGCAATGAAGGCGCACTTGCTCAAAAAGCCTGATTGGCCAAGGTGGCAGTTGAAAGGGTGTCCACGTTGTGGCGGTGATTTGTATTTAGAGGAGGAGGACAGGGAGTACATATGTTTGCAATGCGGAAACAGAAGAACAGATTAAGGAGGTGGCAATATGTGCGAGCACCATTTTGTAGTCCACACAAATATTCAGGAGATTTACAAAGCCTGGGGAAAAGGACCCTCCCATGTTTTCTCTAAGAGCAGAGGCCCACTCCAAGAAATATCCCAGGGATGAGCATGGCGAATGGGACGATGAGCATGGCGAATGGGACGATGCCGTGAAGATAATCGAAAGGCAGAGCCACCTTAGAGGATATAATAGTGCGAAGTAAAATCTCCAAAATTACGAGTGCTACTTGCAAAAGAGTATAGTGCAAACCCCTTGACAAACCTTACGTATGGGGTTATACTATAGGTAGAAAATAAAGGAGGTAAGGAAAATGACAAGGCCAGAAATCAGCAAGATGTTCCAGCAGGCGAAGCGGATGGTTGACCCTCCCAGCGGATACCTTATGGCACTTTATCGGGCAAGGAAAGACCTGATGTGCGAGCAGGAGTATCCCCTTGAGGCAGCAGCGGAAAAAGCAGAGAGGGAGAAATGGGAGGAGAGAGAAAAAGCCCGGAGGCAAGAGGAGTTTAAGCGGAGTTTCATTGGTCGAGGAATAGACTAGACAAAGAGGAGAACAATGCACCTACACCCCTACGTGGTAATGTTGGTCAAGTTACTGATTGAAGAGGGTCATGCAGGCCCAAGACCCTTTGGCATCCCAAGAGAAATTTGGGAGGCTGAAATTAGAGAAAGAGACAATCGATGCCTAATAGAATCACCCTAGTAAGCCTTAGCTGCCTTCGGCGTGGGCATCACTGGATACCCCGCCAGGCTGAGGTTCGCATCTGCCCCAAGTGCAAGTCCCCCTACTGGGATAGGCCAAAGAAGTCCTAGCTTTGAAAATGTCCGTTTGTCCAGGGGGCTTGACAAACCCGTAGCTATATGCTATAATAGAATCACAATATGAGAAGGTGTGCATACATACATATAGATTTAAGATGCCCTTTGCGATTTAGACCCTATCGCCTATTAGGGCTTAAGGTATTGGCTAGCGGTAAAAGAGATACGGAGTTCCGTAAATCCCCTGCATTTGTTATGTGGTGTGATGTTGGGGGATTATCACCTGATCAAACTAGAGAAGCCTTGAGAGCTGGGGTGGCCGAAAGGAAGGCACTGGAGACGTCCAGGTAGGGAAACTTGCCTAAAGGGGCAGTTATCCCGTCTAGGTCTGACTGTAGCGACTGATCCCCGCTAAGCCAATAAACTAGCCCCAGCAACATGTCATAGCAACCCGCCAATGACGTTTTGCGACTTTGGCGGGTTGCCTTATTTGAAGAGTATTATTAATGAACAACAATGGCGAGAATGGCATATCTAAAAAAAAGGAAAATACAGCTAAGAGGATAATCATCGCCCTCAAAGAAACGCAAGGGCTTTTAACGCTCGCTGCACGCAAGGCTGGCGTCTCCTATAGGACGGTGAATCGCTATGCCAATGAACTCCCCTCGGTGAGAGAGGCTGTGGAGGAAGCCAAAGAAGCCGTAACTGATTTAGCCGAGGGGAAGCTATATGGGAAGATAAGCGATGGGGATGTCACTTCTATAATCTTCTATCTGAAGACACAAGGCAAGAAGCGGGGCTACATTGAAAAACAGGAGATAGAGCATAGTGGCCATATTAGCGAAGCCAGTGACCTCCCCGACGAGGAGCTTGAGCGAATTATCCATAATAGACGCAGCAAAGGAGTTGCTGAGGAGGCGGAAAGCTCGTAGAAGTCTAATCCCATTTTGCCAATACACCCTTCCCGAGTACCAAGCCCCCCCGCACATCCAAGCCCTTGCCGATGCCCTCGAAGCCATAGAAAGAGGGGAGCTAAAACGGCTCATGGTCTTGATGCCACCAAGGCATGGCAAAAGCGAGATGATTTCACTTCGCTTCCCCTGTTGGTATTTAGCAAAACACCCGACAGACTATATGGTTCAAGCGGGCTATGCTGAATCAATAGCCCTGACGCATTCCCGTCGGGCAAGGGACATATTTATAGCTCCTGAGATGTTTAGGTTATTCCCTAATATCTACTATCGCCCTGAGCGGGCAGCTCAGGAATCCATAGTGCCTGAGAGGCAGGCTGCGCACGAATGGGGGACCAAGCAAGGCGGGTCTTATTATGCTGTAGGTATAGGTGGGGGGTTGACGGGGCGAGGTTTTAATATAGGGATCATAGATGACCCTGTCAAAGACGAGGAGGAAGCCGCAAGCCAAACCATAAGGGAAAAGGTCTGGGAATGGTACGGGAAGGTATTCAGGACACGGGCGGAGCCGGATGCCTCTATCATAGTGGTGATGACAAGATGGCACCAAGATGATCTTGTAGGTAAACTCCTGAAGCAAGCGAGAGAAGACCCCACCGCTGACCAATGGAAAATCTTGCATTTCAGCGCTATTGATAACGAGCAGGCATTATGGCCTAAAAGATATGATCTAGAGGAGCTTAAGAAGATACGCTCATCAATAGGGGGCAGGGCTTTTGAAAGCTTGTACCAGGGCAACCCCACTATAGCTGAAGGGCAGATAGTCAAACGGGAATGGTGGAAGTACTACCAGGAGCCTGCTCATATCTTGAGAGTAATACATAGTTGGGATACAGCTTTCAAGGACCGAGCTCAAAACGATTACTCAGTCTGCACAGTATGGGGAGAGGCAAAACATGGGTTTTATCTCCTTGATGTGTGGCGAGGCAAGGTAGAGTTTCCCGAGTTAAAGCAGGTTGCAATAGCTCTTTATGACAGGGATAAGCCTAGTTTGGTTTTGGTTGAAGACAAAGCCTCTGGGCAGAGCTTAATCCAAGAGATGCAACGAAATACAAGGATACCGGCATTTCCCGTTAAAGTAGATAGGGACAAGATCGCTCGAGCTTATTCAGTCACCCCCCTTATAGAAGCGGGCAAGGTGCTACTTCCAGAGTCAGCGCCCTGGCTATTTGACTATATTGAGGAGATGTCAGCCTTCCCAAATGCCGAGCATGACGACCAAGTGGACAGCACGACTCAGGCATTGTCCTTTATGCGTACAGTAGAGGGGCAGGAGTCCGTTGTAATCTATGACGCAATGAGTGAAGTAAGGGATTTGGATTTATGACAGAGAAAGCAGAAGCTCGCTTAAGAGAATTGGCGCCTAGAGACGAACTAGATGTTCTTGTCCATGAGGCTACCCAAACTGTTGAAGACGAGCTAAAACTCGAAGATACGGGATGGATAAACCTTAGTGTTGGAACCGCTGATGTCATTGGATCTTCTGAGAGACAGACAAACCTTAAGTTGTCCCGTCTCTATTTTGCCAAAGACCCACTTGCCCGCCAGTCGATTAGATTATGGACAGACTACACATTTGGCGCTGGCATGACATGGCAGACTGAGGACAAAGAGGCTAATGAGGCGATGGAAGCGTTCTGGGGGGCTAAGGTTAATCAATCTTTGTTATCAGCACGAGGGCAGCGTAAGTCCTCTGATAAGCTACTGGTAGATGGGGAGATATTCTTCGCTATCTTCTTGGGGGAGACAACTACTATTAGGCGCATCGACCCATTAGAGATAACCGAAATAATCTCTGACGAAGAAGACAAAGATAACGTGATGTTCTACCGCCGGGAGTGGATGGATGCACAAAGCGCTCCTCACATAGATATTTATAGGGATGTAGCGAATATCAAGGGCAAAGCAGCTCTTGATAGTTCAGGTGCCTCAATTAAGCACAGTCAGGATGCCCTTGTTTACCACCTGACCTACAACACTATCAGCCAGCGAGGGAATCCATTGTTACTTCCAGCACTGGACTGGATTAAACAATATAGACGTTTCTTGGCTTCCCGGGTAGCAATTATGTTGGCCTTAGCGAGGTTTGCATGGCGATCCAAAGTCAAGGGCGGGCAGACTGCTGTAGACGCTATTAAGGCAAAGACTCACCAATTACAGGTAGCGGCTGGTTCGCAGTTAGTTGAAAATCTAGGTGTAGACACTATGCCGATTAAAACTGAATCTGGGGCTGCTTCGGCTTACCAGGACGGTAGGATGATTAAGCTCCAGATAGCGGCTGCGGTAGGTATCCCTGAGCAGTATTTTGGAGACATCTCGATTGGTAACCTTGCCACTGCCAAGACCGTCGAGCTCCCGATGATGAAGATGTTCCAGTCCTATCAGCAGGTCTGGAACGATACCTATCAGGATATTGATGAGATTGTGCTGGAGCATACTGGTATTAAGCCTAATAAGTGGTATATAGACAGAGACTTTCCGCAGATAGCACCATCGGATATAGAGCAAGCGGCGACAGCAATGGTTCAGATACTTCAAGTCATGCCTTCCCTTGCCGCTTCGGATGATGTCAAACAGATAGCGTTGATGACGTTGGGGGTGAATGACCCCAAGGAGGTAATAGAACTCTTAAAAAAGGAAGAGGAGGAAAAGCCAGAGGAGCCCCCAGAGACTGAGAATACCGAAGCTGCTCTGCTTAGGGTATTCAAGGGAATAAAAGAGAGTCTAAGGAAAAAGGAGTAGAAAATGTTTGATGCGGCCATCACAGGTATAATCCTGGGCTTGATACTAGCAGGGGTATTTGGGGTGATTCTTATAGCAGCAGCTATCAAAAGGAGTAAGGGATGATATGCGAGAAGTGTGGCAAGGAAATGGATAGGGCAGATGGGGGGATGACCATAACGGGGATTAAGGTTGATGTATCAATCCTTCCGAAGGATAGAACTCTAGAAAATGTAAATTATTACAATGAGCAGCTAGGCAAGTATAGTGATGGTTACGGGGAATGCCATAGGGGTATCTGCTATGAATGCTATATTGACGCTCTGCTTTCTCATGGTAATGTTCCCATAGGAGTGAGAGATGACGTGTGAAAAGTGTCTTGATTGGGGTTTTATAGAGCAGGAGCATGGGCTTCTGAGGATATTTTGTGATTGCGAAAAGGGAATAGCATTAGCGAAGGAAATAACAGGAGATGATAGCGACACTAAACGAGATAATCAGTTTACTGGAAGCGGAGATACCGGCAAACCCAAACAACCCCGCAAATATAAGACAACGAGAAAGGCTTGAGGGGGAGCTAGTTAGATACTTTGATAGGCTAGAGCAAGCATTCCCCTATACGGCTATTGAGAGAATCTACAATCGGTACGTCAAGGAGGATTGAGGAATGGCTGACAAAACACTTGTGCTTGCGCTACCCCCAACGAAGACGATCGATTTGGGCGATGGGACTTATGTTATCGCCTTGTACGCTATCGCTGAGCCAGCGGGCTTGACCGACACGACCTTCCGCACGGTCCTACCTCCACTCAAAGCGGTCAACAACGGTGACGGGACTTATAACGTGGCGACATCTATTGTATAGGAGCTGAGGATGGCCGATAAGACATTTACAAACCTACTACCTCCAACCAAAGCGGTTGATCTAGGCGATGGGACTCATGCCCTAGCTGCGAGGATTATGAATCTAGGCAACCTGGGGTCTACCGCATATATGGTTCCGGATGATGCCGAGGTGCTTGAGAAAGCCTATGCTGCTATCCTTGAGGGGTTAGGGTATCCCGTAGAGGTTGGGGATGGGGTTTTGGATAACGACAAATTCGAAACTTTAGTGGATGCCATTGACAAGGGCGAGATAAACATTGGAGCAGGAACGTTGGCTTGGAGTGGCTATGAGTACCTGAAATCTTATCTTTCAGTTAGAGGTAATCCCGGGGCAAGGCTCCTCTGTGATACGGACAACGTGGGGATATTTTACGTTGATAGGCTTGGAGGTCCTGGAATATGGAATTGGATGCAGCTTGAGGCTGACGCTGCCAACTGGACAGTAGAATCTGGCACTTCGGCGTTATCGAATGATGCCGTAGTCGTAGAACAGGGTACGGGTTCCCTTAAATCAGTGGTGACAGCTCTCGTTGGCGGCTATTGCGAAATCAAAAGAACATTCGTAGCTGCGGATTTATCTAAGGCGGCTGTATTTTCTCTCTGGATTAGGCAGCAGTCAGGAGCCACTGGGCTTGTTACTGTTAAGCTGTGGAGTGGCGCTGCTTATATCAGCAAGAGATTTAACATCGGAGAGCAAAAGCAGTTCGTGGAGGTGTTCTTCCCCTTCGATTCCTATGATGGTAGCTCAGGCACTTTTGACCAAACTGCGATTGATGGTATTAGCATAGTAGTGAATAAGACTACCACCTGGAACTTCGATTGGCTGCGCTGGATGGTGGGGTTTATTACACTGGACAACTTCCGTGCTACTGGCGACTCTACAAACCAAGCTATCGGAGATGACACGCTCATAGCTACCTGGCCAGGGGTGGCGTTCTCAACGATTAAGAACCTTGCGCTGACTTTCGCCAATGATGAGGCATTGGAACTTCACGGCAACCGTTGGTTGATTGTTGACGGATGCACCCTTGAGCAGAGATATAACCCAACGGCTTCTGGGGGTGGTCCTGCCCTGGATGCCGGGCCAGGAGAAGGTGCCGGAGTATATCGTAACCGCTTCTGTAAGTTTATCAACCTGAATATCATCAATGCACAGCAGGCTGGGTTTTCCCTGTGTGGCGACTTTAATTTGCTGAGCAATATCAATGTTGTCCATGTTGGGTCAACTCTAGGATCAAGTATAGGATTAGAGATAAGACATACCTATACTACGGACAACTTAATCTCAGGTGTTACCGTTGAGGAGGCGGGGGTTTGTATCCAGATTACCGAAAGCGCCTACGGGAACATCATTGAGCGGTTTGTAGGCAGGTGTCGAAGGAATGGGACAGTGGTTAAGCTGGCGGCAACCTGTGGCCCCGGAAATAAGTTACTTTCGTTTAAGGGCTATGGTACGACAGAGGGTGGCCCATTGGGCACAGGTGTAGACTTTCTAGGGACTGGAGCAGACAGAACTGTAATCGGCGGAGCTGGTGAGTGGTATTTCCTTGCAACCGCGATTGATATAGCCAATGCCAACGAGGACGTGAGAGTTGAGGGGCAATGGTTTCGTAGTTGCACAACTGGTGTCAATATCGCTGCCGGCTGTCTCCGTACAATCGTAAGGAATAACAA